CTTACTTCAGCCATTTTCATTTCACCTCCTTATTTTTAATTTTATGCGGCATCAGCCTTCGGCCCGGATAAACAATTTACAACAATACTTCCTGTGGTACTAGCAGTACAATCATTAAAAGCGAAGCCTACCTTTTGCCCTGCTGTACCATCATCTTCTAAAGCAACACCTGAAGCACTCGCACACATTACAGCGTCTCCAGCATCAAATCCTGTTGCTCCTATCTTAACCTTTGTTAATCCAGCAACAACAATCTCACATGGTTCTCCTGCAGCATCAGGTTTATTTTGAAGAACACCAATTACAACATCACCATCAGTAGCAAGTTCTACCTCACCATCAGCATCTAGAGAAACAAAACAATATTGATAACTAGACAAGTCAGCACTAGCAACCTTACCTGGAAGTTTGAACAGAGGAAGTTCTACAGCCATTTCAATACCCCCTTTCATGTGTCAATTTAAAACAAACAATTTTTAATTCTTTTGAGATACATACTCTTTATAAAGATCAGGGTTTTCTTGCAAGACTTTAGCCTGAGCTTTAGCAAAAGTTAAAGATGTGTCATTTTTCATCAATTCACGAGTTTTCTTTTCAATAGCCTCTTCTGCATCAGTAACATTTTTACCATCATCACCTAAGGATTTAAAAAGGTCTCCAGATTCCAATCTTTCTTGAGCACTTTTCAAGACTTCTTCTACATCAGACTGTAACTCATCATCATCAGCAACACGCTTTAAAATACTAGCGATTTTATCAACATCACCAACTGTGGAATAGTTCTGAGCTTTTTTGTTGAATTCAATTTCCAGCCTTTTTTCTCTTTCCGCTTTAGCAATTTCTTCTGCCATAGCAACTTTATCTTCTAGCTCTTTAAACTGCTTGCGAAGTTCTTCCGGTAATTCAGCTTTGTTAATAACATCATCGTCTTTCTTATTGATATCTTTTTCTTCCTTAAGATTATCAACTAGAGTCTTAACAGCTTTTTTAACCTCTTCATCTTCAATTTTCTCCAAGATTTCTTCTAGATTCATGTTTGTTTCACCTCCTTCATCTGATAGTCTTTTTTTAACATTTTCTACTATCTTTTCCACGTCAAGTTTTTTTGCTAAATCAGGTGCAATATCATTTAACTTAGATGATAATTGCTCTGCACTAGCTTGAATTTGAGATGCTTTTTCGGTTTCAGATAACATTGAATCTTGCATAGTATCATTAATAGCAATATAGAAAGCATCAACAGTTTTCCACATTGTATTAACAGCCTCATTGTTATCAAGAACATCTTCAAGAGTTCTCTTGCTAAAAGTATCATCTCCCTCCTTTTTAATCAACAGGAATTTCTTTCTGGTAGCTGCTTTATCCACAGCACTAACCTCTTCGATCTTCATGTCAATAATTTCTTTAGGCACTATTAATCACCTCCCCTATCTACTAAAGTTCCTTTACCTCCTATAGAATATCCAGTCCTTTCACCAGAAAGAATCTTGTTAAACATTTCTTCAGACCAAATAACACCTAGCATCCAGTCTCCTTTATGAATTTCTTCACCTTCAATTTTCATATCAACAGGAGCTACGTAAGATTCTACTACATAACAATCATCTACAGGTTCTTCATGCATATCTTTTAAATTCTTACGTAAATTATCTGTATCCATTTCAGTAATATCTACTCTAATCTCTTCGCCTGTTTCAGATGCTTTAAGTATTTCTTCAAAAATTGCTTTTGCTATTTTATCTACGTCATCTTCCTCCTGGATACCTTTAAGATAATCCCACGCAGCTTTTCTTACAACATCTTCTTTTGCAAAATGATTGTCTGTATCAACAGTATCAACTGGATAAGCTACTCCAAGCGTATAATGCAAACTCTCATCTTGAGATTTAATTAAATATTTATCCATATTTACCTCCTCACTAGTTTTACTGCTAACCTTTGTTTTTGGTAAAAACTGGTAAAACGTCATATTCGCAATTTTAGACCTACCTTTATTAAAAGGTACTATTGCACCAAGAAAAAATTTAAACTAAAATTTGACCCCTTGTCGCACGCCAAAAAACGCTTTTTAACCTTTTCAAAACGTCAATTGGGGGGAGGAGGGTAGTAAAACTAAAATTTTATAATTTCAATATTTGAAATTACACTTGCACATTTCTGTGGTCTGAACTACCCTGATCGTACTCGCCATCCGCCTGTGCAGGTCTTGTAATATCGTCATGCCTGCTGTTTTGTCTTGTAGGATCGACGTCAAAGTTTTCATCTCTCTCAATGTCTTTCTGTCTTGCTGTATCTTCGTCTGCCTCCGGGAGTCCTAGGAAATTACGTAAGAATTTCTCAAGTTTATTATCGGGTCTTATTGCATCTATACCAACAAGTCTAAACAATGTATTAGACAATTTCTGTGGATCAATCTTGCCTACCGGATCGTGAACAAGTTTAGGATATTCTTCTTCGTCAGTATAACCGTTCAGTTTCATTAGTCTAGGAATTGCAAACTGATTGAAAACTTGCTGTATTGAACTTAACCAAGAGTCCAAAGCTATCAAAAATAGCTCATACTTTTGTTCACTTAAGGAAAAGCTTCCACCTGAATAATGCCCTAACATAATGATATCTGACATCAAAGACTGAGCAATTTGCAAAGAGTATCTGTGAATAACTTCTCCTGAGTTTGTTTTTCCTTTACCACCAGAATTCAACAACTCTAATTTCCATCCTGGAGGAAGAATTGCACCCATCTGCTCATCTTTACGTATTCTTGTTATCATTTGTTCTGCATAGGCTCTTTTTTGTTTAGCTAATTCACTGTTTCCGAAGATGTCTCCCGGAACAGTAAGTGTTGGATAACCTGACAGGTCTCTCTCAATTCCAATAGCCTCAATAGTTTCCAGTTTTTTCTTAAAGTAGTAAGGTTTGTATGCAGACCTTAGAACACTTCTACCTTCTGGATTATTCTTAAAAGATGAAGGTCTAAATAATAGCAACTTTTCTATGGGTATAAATACCGGCTTGCTAGTATTCATACTCATTTGATAGACTCCGTTTAAGCCTCCTTCTTCATCGAAAGACCATCGATCTATACTATCTTGTGAACGAATCGGGAGTTTCTTCCAGCCAATCTTCCCATCGTCTCTGACTTTGTAAACTATTTCATGCACCGAAAAACCATATGGGAGCATGGAAAGAATTTCAGACAGAAGGTCTTGGAAGGTATGAGACATATCATCTATGCAATGATTCAAAAACTTTGTTAACTCTTCATTTTCGCCTTCTACTCTCCACTGAGACCTTCTTAAATGCATCTCAATGGCAAACAATATCGCACCGACTATAGGGTCTGTTTTCATTTCTGTATAAGCACGTATTCTTTGGTGAAGATATTTTAGCTTAGGAACAAAATCTTCAACAACGGCTCCAGAAGATTGTTTCAGCCCTAATGTACCAAGCTCTCTAAAACTTTGTTCTTTATTGATGTCTTCTTCCAATATTCTAACCTCCTCCCCCTTAATTGTAATAGTCTTCCCATCCAACCCATTCAAATGGACTTGACCTAACAAGTCTACTTGTTACTGACTGTTGATCTTTAACTCCAACATTAATAGGTAAGATAAAATTACCATAACCAGGTTTCATTGTTAACATTAATGCATCTGCTCTGTTTGGAGATTCCATTCCCCGAGACCGCATTTTCTTTTTGCTTTCAATTTGTATCCTGCCTTTAGAATCTATCTCATATTTTAAGTTAACTAATTGATTGAACATTTTATCGTCTGTTTTAGGAATTGCAAGAGGGTTTTCACCATTGGGGTCTATGGCCTCACGAAGTCTCCAGTATAATTCTGCTCGCAAATTCTTGAACCTGTTTTCCGGGTCATCTTCAGGATTAGCTTGTCCTGTAACTCCTTCGGTATAAACGCTTGACTCTTGTAAGTCTCCTTTTATTCCAAAACCTACGCCCACATCGTCAATATAAATAACACCATCGCTGTTCACCTGTTTTAAGACTTGTCTTATAAGATTTGGGCCACTTAATCCTACCCAGCCAGCTGCAGGATATACAAAAGAGCCAGCTCTTGTTACTAATGCAGCCTCATCTAAGCCTCCGCCGGAGGGGTCTAATCCATAAATTTCGGGGCCATCAGGTTCTGTTTCTATCCAACGCTCTTGAGCTTTGATTGCCCAGGTATAAGGTATAAGCATTTCTTCACTAGATGGCGGAAACTCTCCAAGAACTTGAGACTTCCAAATAGGAGAATCTTCTCCATACTTTTCCCTTTGATCTTCTACCCATTCTTTTGTAACAAGTCCAGGGATAATTTCTTTGCCTGCTTTAACATTTGGAGTATCAAAAGCAGATATTGTAAAAGTTTTAAAGTTTGGGTCTGAAAACATCTCATAAAAGTGGCCTTCTGGACTTAAAGGGTTTCCAATTGCTAAAAAGTGTGCATCTGCACCAGTCATAAGAGCATCAACCAGTCTTTTATGAATAGTAGAATCTATACCAGCAGACTCATCTTCTATTATTAGTATGTGAGATGCGTGAATACCTTGCAGTCTTTCAGGCATATTTGTTGTAAAGCCCATCGCATAATGTTGAGGGCCGCACTGTATTTCATGCTTTAGTAATTTACTGCCTAGAGGTGCTTTTACTTCTTCTTTTATTCGATGTATAACACCCCAAATATTATCTAGCTGTCTGTAAGAAGGTGCTGTTGTAACTGCTATTGAGTGAGGATATAAATGCACAAAAGCATCAGCTAAAATTCCAGCTAAATAAGACTTTCCTGAACCATAACAGCTCTTAACAGCAGTGTATCTGTTATTGATGACTGCGTTTAGGATTTCCTCCTGTTTTTCCCACAATTCTACTCCATATACATCTTTAGTCCATTTTGCGGGCCTCTTTCTATAAGATTCTATTGCACCGTCATAGTCTTTGGGAGGCCTACCTCTAGTTTCTACCATTAGAATTTAGCCTCCTTTAAATAATCTTGTAATGCTTGAGTATCTTTTTGATTTAAATTGTTTACAGTTTTTAATATTTTAACAGCTTTTTGTAAGTCTCGCTTTAACTTGATAACATGTTTTCTAGACCTGAGTTTCATATTAAAAGGATAGCCCCGTTTTTTAAGAATATGCTGTATTAAAGGCTCATGTCCGTGCTTTTTGACAATTTTTCTTATTATATCACCGTGTTTATGGCATGCTTTACATACTACAACAACATCGTCATCTTTTTCGTGCATAAAATTTTTGTACGTTAAATGATGAACATATAGAGTGCATCCAAATTTGCTACACCATTCGCATTCATAATCTGCCAGTCTTAACCATCGCTCTCTTTTTCTGTACCATTCCTCCGAATTCATGTATTGATAATATCCACTTGATAGAGCCATTTTACCACACCTCCGATTAACCTAAGTCTGGATCTATTTCTATGGTAATATATCCATCATTAGGGAAAGTCTCTATCGAACCATCTGTATAAGTAACCTCAAATTCTGCTTTAAATGACCCTGCATTAGCAGTATCTTCTGCATTCCATGCATAATAAGCTGTACCATTTTCTCCGTCTGATACGACAGCGTCTCCGTTTACAAGATTTTCTCCTGTACTATAATCTGACATTTTAAATTTTATGGTACTACCAGTAATATTTACTACATCATTATTATGATCAAAAAATTGAACCTGTATAGCTGGTGAAGTATCACGCTGTTTAACATAAAAATCACTCATAAAATCACCACCTTATTTTTTGGATTCAATATTTTTAATCTGTTATTTCTATTGTAAATAATTACTTTGTTTGTAAGAACCTCATAGCGACCATTTAATTTGATTAAAACCAGTCTTAAACTACTACCTTGCCCTTTTGTACCGCGAGCTTCTGAACCAATAAGAATTTGGGTGTCTGCAAAATCAGATACCAATTTGTAATAATTGCTTTCTGGAATTATAGAAATATTTGATTCTTCAGAAGAAGTATTTATCTTAAATCCTGAACCTTCGGACAAAGTATTAATAATAGTCTCTGATGAAACTTTGTTGTCTTTTATACCAGAAGATTCAATATTAATAATTATAGTGGCGTTTGAAGAATCAGAACTTATTTTTATGCTATCTGTCTCAACATCAATAGCAATGCTTGTTTCTGAACTAGAATCACTTGACTTTTTGCTGTCTGTTTCTGTATTAAT